GTTCTGAGGCATTTTTTGCTAGTGATCTAGACACCCCCAGCTATGTATATATATAATTATATCGATATGTTATAGTAGTATTCATTGCATACTGTATGATAGTATTCATTGCATACTATTATATTGGTGGCTTAATTTATATTGATTCTAATAGGATAAACAAGGCACAAAAAAAATAGTACTAATTAAGTACTACTATAGTTCTATTCGATTACATACGATTCAAAGCAATTAGAGTGTACTCTAAGCGTTCCGAATGCATTATATATACACAAGTATACAAGCACAAAAAAACAGCCCTTAAATAGGCTGTAAATTAGATTGTATTAATATAGCTATATAAAGCTATTAAATTAGCACAATAACATATATAGAAAGTTATATATGTTTACCTGGGATTTAGATCACTCAACTATAAGGCATAAAAAAAGCCTCAATAAAGAGGCTTAATTTAATTGTATTGATGCGGTTTAATTATTTTTAGATAAAGGATTGTGTATACTAATATTAATATTAAAGTCTATTAGTAAAGATTCCTCAACTAATACTTTTTTAATGTTCCGCATTAATGTCTCTTTATTTAAGTGATTAAAGCGCGTTAATAGCTCAGTAATTAAATCGCTATTTGCTTGCTGTATTTCGTCAACTACAAAATAGGTAGCTTGTTTTAAATCTGAATTAGTTTTCATAGTGTTTTTGTTTTAATTGTTTATATATGTTTTTGGATGTAATAAAGCTTTTTACTATTGATATAGTAATAGTATAGCCGCTCTAAATTCACACCGTTCGAACTTTGTAGTCCGATGTAGTGCATCGGGTTCTTGCGGGCTAATTTTATCCACTGTTTGCAGGTATAAAGCCTGTCGAATGTTTTACGGTTACTTTGTACGGAATCGCTTACAATGTGCTTAAAATGCTTTATTTGTTCGTTTAGTGCAAATAGTAAGGCGCTGTTATAATCCTCAAAGCTGTAGATTGTTTCGACTTCTTTAGTGCCAAAAATTAGGCGCTTTTCTGTAGTGTATTGTGTTACTTTATACATTAGTCTTTTTTTTTAGTTTTGTTGGTATTCCTTTTTGAAATATGCGTGAATTTCTTGTTTCGACTTAAAAAGAAATTTATACAAATTACATTGACATCGGTAGCCTTCTTTTGACTTAATTACATTGTCACTATGTAACCATTCGTTAAATTCGTTCATATTTTTGATATTAATTTCTCCCCAACAGCGTGAACGCTTTTTATATCTATATTATGGCAGCCTACTTTTAACGTGCCATTAATAGAGTTGACTGTATAATAGCCTATTTTGTAGCCTGCTATATTAGTCTTTCGTTTAATAGCTATATAGAGCTTTTTAGCATCGCTTAAATCTATCTTAATGCTTTGGCTTGTTTCTACAAATAAGCCGTTTTCTGATAGCCTTAAGTAGTCAAACTCGCCTATATTAAAACGGCTTATTTTATAGGTGTTAAATTCCGCTAGTTTTACTTTTAACTCTCTCTTCTTTTTAGCCTTTAATTTTAACGCTTCCTTTTTACCTTTTGTTTTTATCTTTGCTATATACTCAGTAGTTAACAAATCATTGCTAATTTTATTGAGCTTTTTTAATATTGGATTACTAGGTAGTATTCTATATTTAAAAGACTCAATTCTATATTCATTTTTAAATGATTTAGTTTCTTTGCAATATGCAGCCCACTTGTTAAGCCTTCCAACAGCTTGGCAAATAGTACTTATATATAATTCGGGTTTCCTTGCATTAACTAAGCTTTTTAAATTTCCCTTTATATCGTTTTCAACTGATTCAATACAGATTGAGTTTGTGAAAAATTGTTTGTAATGATCAGTGGCTTGTATTAATTCGCTTATATGCTTTGAGGTACTTACTGAGTAACCAAAATCGTTTATTATAATCGTTTGAGAGTTTATAAACTCACCGAGTAAATAATGTGAACCGTATGAATATATTTTATTATCTCTAAAATATACGCTTCGGCTTTGGTTGCTTCCTTCGCTTTGTGTTTGCTGAGCGAATACGTGTATTGTTTCGCTTGTGTTTGAGAATATTTTTTTCATAATTAGTTTTTTTGGTTGGTTAAATCCTTAATAATTTCAGTAGTAATAAATTGAGCGTATTTACCACAAATTAAAATTTGGTAAATTTCTTTTTCTCTTTTACCTTTTGGTAAATCGGATAAAATTTGAGCGATTTTTTTTGCTTCGAATGTTTTCATAAGATTAATTTTTAGAGTTGAAATAATTGTATACCTCAAAAGATGAGATTAAAAAAATGAAAGTCGGTACGATTGAAATTAAAAAAATTGAAAGTGAAAACATAGGATTAAAATTTTTGGTTTAATTCATAAGAAAAATGACAAGGCTCAATAATTGAGCTTTTGCTAATTGGCGAAATTGCAATTTTCACAACTGCAAATAAAAAAGAAAAAGCGAAAATAGAAAGTAAAATAAACATAGCTTAAAAATTTAGTTTAGTAATTAATATGCTGCAATATAAACAAATGTTCAAAACCATACAAGCAAAAACGAAAATAAGATAAGGAACGCACGCACGCACGCACGCACGCGTATATAAAAATAATTCAATAATCCTAATTTAAAACTGGTTTTTTCAAATTAAGTGAATTTAATTTTGTTATTCTTACATACTATAAGCAAAATAAAACACCACAAAAAAACATATAGACAAAGCAAGATATATAGATCACTCGATATGTAAAAAGCAATGCACGCATTGAAACCTCCCTCCTCCCCTACCGCCTGGAGCTGTTTGGATCGTTTTTTTTTCTCTATTTACTATTATTAATTAAAAATTGTGGTAGTTTTAAATAATTTTGAAGTGATTTCTAATTAAAAACAAATCGATTTGATTTAAAATAACTTTATTAAAGTTTTTTAATTTATGACTTGTGAGATAAAATAAAGTTTCTTACATTTGTTAAAGAATTACAAACCAAAAATCATTTTGAGAGATGAAAAAAGAATTAACTAAAACGGTTCGACCTTATATAATAGAAGGTTGGAATGCTAATAACGAAATTGAAGCTTACGATTGCAAAGTAAGTTTTGCTAATTTTCCCCAAGATTTCAACGGTTCTAATTACCCTAGGATTAGATTTGATATTATATTGATGAATGGTCAAACACAAGACAATTTTCATTGTGCAAAACCATTTGTCGATATGATTCAATGTATATCTAATCAGCTATATAATAAGATAGGTGGGTTAGACCCGGAAGCGTAAGGTGTCAATAGTGAAAGTTCCATTTTGGAGGGTGTAGGATTTAAGAAAACATACCGCCCCTCCTATTATTAACAAGAGTAAACATAAATTAGTAAGTATTATGAACGGACATTGGAAGAAACAGTTTAACTATGAGTATCTAGGATCGTACTCGTTAGAAGGGAAACGAGAGATTGTAGTAAGTATTAAGGGAGTCGGTTCGGCTAAAGTAACAGGTCAGAACGGAAGAAAGGAGGATTGTTTTGTTGTATATTTCAACGAGATGGATAAGCCGATGATACTCAATCGAACTAACGCAAAGGCAATCGAGAAGGTAGCTGGTAGTGGGTTAGTAGAGGATTGGGTTACTGTTAGGGTTACTCTGTATGTAGAGAAGGGAGTTAAGGCTTTTGGTGATATTGTAGATGCTCTTAGGATTAGAGATAAGAAGCCTAGTCAGAATAAGATGACTAAGGAAGTTGAAACTGCTATGTTAGATGCTATTAAGAGTGGTCAAGTAGGCAAGGTAGAATTAGCTGTATCAAAGTACACAATGAATAACACTCAAGAGCAAGCTATTATGAACGCATTAAAGGAGGCTAAAGGATGATTCACATTATATTATATTGGATTTTATCTATTGCTGATGCACCTATATTTATATGGATTGCATTTTGGTTACACTTAGTTGGTAGTATGTTTCAATTTTTGGGTAGCTTTTTCAAAGGAAAATCCGACAGCATAAATCTGAAAGACATAGGAAGAGATGAAGAATTTTAACGATGACAGCGAGTACTACGGTGATTGGGAGTGGACTACTAATTCTCAATTAGGTTATGTACAGAAGTCTCCATCATTCTATTGGATGATGCGTAATGGAGGCAAGATAGATGGACCAGCTTTAAGGTTCGGTAATCTGTTTCACACTTTAGTGCTTGAGCCACAAGAGTACGCTGAGAGATTCGTGATCTTTAATCCTGAGGACAGACCTGATAAGTTAAAGGGGATGACAGCTAAGTTTAATAAAGCTTGGAAAGCCCGATTAGAAGAGACTTGTAAGGAGGAGGGTAAATTACTAATGAGCCTTGATGATTACGAGTTAGCTCTAAGGCTTCGTAATAAGCTTGAAGGAGTACCTGAGATAAAGTCTTTATTGGATGCTTCTGAGAAGGAAGTTCCTAATACTTGGGTGGATTTCAATACGATGAGTAAGTGTAAAGGTAAATGTGATATGATTATCGATGGTGATGTGATTGTGGATATTAAGACCACAGGAACAGACATCAAAGATTTCAGAAGGAAAGCTTACAACTACGGTTATCATCGACAGGCTGCTTTTTATCTTGATGGCTTTGAGGCGAAAGAGTTTATATTCGTAGTGATAGAAACAAAAGCTCCACATCAGATAGGGGTGTTTAGGGCTTCAGAAGATTTCCTTTCAAGAGGAAGAGAGGAATATATTAGTTTATTAGAAACAAAAAAGCGATATTGCGAAAGTAATACACAAGCTACTAACCACATTATACACGAAGAATTATGAGAGATACTTCAACAATAACAGACAAAGAAAAGTTAGCACTACGAGATGCTGTTGAGTTTTCTTGTGACTATTGGATGGTTGATCCATCAATGATATTTAGTAAGGACAGAGCAAGACGATTAGTTTATGCTCGACATTCAGCTAAATACTACCTTACCTATCTACACAAGAATCTATCCCTTCCTAAGATAGCTCAGTTAACAGAGTGTGACCATTCTTCTGTTATTCATTCCAGAGATACCTTTGAAGATTTAACCTACAGCGAATCTGATTTTGCTATATTAAAGAGGAGATTAGTTGTTCGTAAGGATAAGAATGAATTGGAAGGGATTACCAAAACTCTATTTACTGAAATCCAGACAATAATCACAACCAAATTATCGATTGATGCTAAGACAGAAGCGATGATTGATTTATTCAAGCAATATGAAAATAGATAGAATTGATGTAGCTACGGAGGAAATCGTTGAGACTTGTGCGGAGTATTTAATCATCTCCTGTGAGTTTAATAAGGATGATGAGTATGTTACAAGGGCGAATGTTAGTACAGATGGAGAGATATTAAGTGAAGCCCTCGTAGAAGAGATGTTATTAAGTGAGGAGTTAGCGGACTTCCTAATAAAAACAGTCCGAGATTATGAAATCCAAAAACCAAACTAAAAGAGTTATGGGAAATTTAGAGATGAAAGGAACAATTAAGGTTGTTTCAGAAGTACAAGAAGGAACAGCTAAGAGTTCAGGTAACGCTTGGAAGAAGTTAACCTTCGTAATTGAAACTGGAGGAGAGTATTCAAAAGATGTAGCTTTCACCGTGTTCGGAGAAGAGAAGGTGGATAACTTTCTAAAGTTTAACAAAGTTGGTCAATCTGTAGATGTTAGCTTTAATGCTGAGTCGAGAGAGTTTAACGAAAGGTACTATACCGACCTTCAAGCTTGGAAGATATTTACTTCTACTGATGAGAGTGGTAAAGAACCTGCGGCTGCCGAATCAAACGGATTCAGTAAAGCAAGCGACTTACCGTTCTAAGATATATAAAGGGGTTGTAAGGGAATATTCTCTTATAGCCCCTTTTATACCACCACTACTACCTAACCTAACCTAAAACGATTTGATAACGATGGCTAAAAGATTCACCGACACTACGAAGTGGAATGAAGATTGGTTTCTTGACCTGACTAACCCACATAAATTATTCTGGAATTACATCTGTGACAATTGCTGTCACGCAGGTATATTCAAACCTAATAAGAGGATGTTCGAACTTCTTGTAGGAGTAAAGATTGACACGGATCAGTTCTTATCCGATGTAAACAAAGATAAACATAGAGTATTGGTATTGAGTAATGGTAGATGGTATCTAACAGGATTCATCTTATTTCAGTACGGAACGAAACTTAACGATAAGAATAGGGTACACAAGTCTATATTAGAGATTCTATTAAAAAACGATATAGTTTGGGAGGATAAAGAAGTACAGCTATCTATTGAATCTGACACTACTAAGTCAACAGATAAGTCACCGACTAATAAGGCAACACCACAATCCATTGAGGAAGCAGTAGCCTTCTTTATTGAAAAGGGTAGCACTAAGAGAGAGGGTGAGAAGTTCTACAATTTCTATGGCTCTAAAGGATGGAAGGTAGGTACATCCCCTATGAAGAATTGGAGATTAGCTGCTACTAATTGGATTGGAAGAAATACACAAGCACAACCAAGTTCGGATTACTTAGGTAGCCAACTCAAGCAGATGAAATCATAATGGCTTCGGGCTATAGAATTACCTCTAATCAAGAGGTTACGGACTATTGTAAGAAGATTTATACAAAAGGATATACCAAAGGATTAACTACAGGAATAAAGCCTTTAGACCCTCACTATACCTTCCGTAAAGGTGAGCTTACAATAATGACTGGATTTGCTAATATTGGTAAAACCACATCTCAATTATTTCTAATGATAATGGCGGCGAAGCTGTACAATTGGAAATGGTTAATGTACTGTCCTGAGAACGAACCTGTGGGTGATCTGATGATAGACATTGCTGAGATGTATTGTGGCAATACAGCCGACAAAGATTTCTCTAGTAGAGTTAATCAGGATGAATACCTTAGAGCTATCCAATGGGCTTACGACCACTTTACGGTGCTTACATTCGATGAGACTCCAACAGTTAATGAAGTGTTAGATGCTTTCGAGGATTATATGCAAGTAGCTGAGATAGATGGATGTTCTATCGACCCTCTTAACGATTTGCGTTCTGCTGACAAGCAATCTAAGTACGATTACTACTACGATGCCTTGAGCGATATTAGAAGGTTTATCAAGCGGAATAAGTTAGCTTTCTACCTTGTGGTTCATCCAGGTACAGCAGCCAATAGAAGAAGAAATGAAGATGGCACTCGACCTGCTCCGAATATGAGCGATGTAGAATATGGTGCTATGTTTGGGAATAGAGCTGATAACTTTATTGTGTTTCACAGGAATCCTCAGAGTGACAAGTGGAATGTTACTGAGATACATCTACAGAAGGTAAAGTTCCAAAAATTGGTAGGTGTACCGACTCCTGAAACTACTCCTATTTGTTTGTTCTACTCGTATCAAAAGAGGAGATTTCAGTACCTAAATGAGAACGGTAGTTTAGTTGACCCAATAGAAATGATAGATAAGAAAATAGTTGATGACCCGAATTGCCCTTGGTAGTTCGGTTTAAATTTACTACATTCGGATTGTTATTAACTAAAACCTATTATTGAGATGTTAAAAATTGGAACAGATTTTAGTGGAATCGGATCACCCGAAACTGCTTTGAAACGATTAGGGATTCCTGTTGATGAGGTTTTTGCGTGTGAGATAGATAAGTATGCTCGTAAGAGTTATGAAGCTTTACACTCACCTGAAACATTCTACGAAGATATTACTACTCGTAACCATTCAGAAGTACCACAGCTCGATTTATATGTAGCAGGTTTCCCTTGTCAAACTTTTTCTATGGCAGGTAGTCGTAGAGGGTTTGAAGATACAAGAGGAACGCTTTTCTACAATGTAGCTGAGTTCATTAAAGAGAATCAACCGAATTGCTTTATATTAGAAAATGTTCGTGGATTGATGTCACACGATAATGGTCGTACTTTTCAAACGATTATAGATGTATTAAGTAATGGAGGTGGAACGGTTAATAATCAAATGGGTTTAGACTCTATTGATAATGGATTGGGTTATCACATTCATTATAAAGTTCTTAATACTAAGAATTTTGGTATACCTCAAAATCGTGAGCGTATATTTATTGTAGGATTCAAGCATTCTAGGGTGTTTAATTTTCCGAAAGAATTTCCTCTTAAATTAAAGCTTAAAGATATTCTTGAAGATAGCGTTGATGAGAAGTATTATCTTAGCGATAAGATGATAAATGGATTCTTAGCGCACAAAGATAGACATATAGATAAAGGTACTGGATTCCAATGGCAGCCAAAAGATGGTGATGATATAGCTAATTGTCTTAGGGCTAACGCTGCTCTTTGCCCAACCGACAATACTATAACTGTTCACAATCTACAACGAAGAAGTGCGGATAGACCTTCTATAAAGAAGGATAAAAACGCAGGTGGAACAGGTCACCTAAGTAAATCGGATGGAACTGTTTACTGTTTAGACTCAGCTAATACTCAGGCTGTGGAGAACAACAAACGAATAAGAAGACTAACTCCTTTAGAATGTTGGAGGCTTCAAGGATTTACAGATGAAGAATTTCATAAGGCTGAGAAGACTAATTCTAACAGCCAGCTTTACAAGCAAGCAGGTAACTCGATTACGGTTAATGTAATGGTAGAGTTATTAAAGAAAATTTACCTAAAATAGATTATATTATGCCTGATGAAATTACAATAAAAGCGATTAACTTATTAAGAGAGTGTGATCCAAATTTAGACGAGATGGGTAGTATGGATAAATTCTTAGAGCATCAGTTCGAATTAACTAGGATGCGTGACCAATATGTAAGTTACTCTAACCATCCACAAGCTGAGAAGATGAAGAAGCGATTAGAGGTGTTTGAGGAGAGTAGCCAGGCTTTTACTTGGGTGTACTTTACGATGCTGCAATATAAGCGTGAGAAGGTATTAGCTAATGCGAATGAGTTAGAGATGGCGAATGCTGTTATAGAGTTAAAGAACGAGTTGAATATATTAACTAAATTGAATAAGGATGACTAAGTTTAAAGACATAATTAAATCTAAAGAATCGGAATGGGCTTCTGATAATTTTGAAGGATGGAAGGTAACCGAAATAATGTATTGCAAGTTGGAATGGGTTATTCATAGTTTAGATGGTTCAGAAGAATTAGAGGATCATATTAATACGCTGTTATCGATTCAGAATTTTATAGAAGATTTACAAAAAATAGAATAAGGATGAATAAAAAAGAACTTGATTTATTAAATAGATTCGCATCGAAATATAATGTTGATTGCAAACCGACTAAAAGCGAAACGGCTTTTTGGGATTTCACTTACGAGTGGGATGATAGGAAGTTCTATTGCGAGATGAAGCAGCGAAACTTCACTTTAGACGAAGCGATGGAGAAATATCCTGAAGGATTACTCCTGGAGATGCACAAGTATGAGCGAATCCTGAGAAGGACTAAGAATGAAAAAAGCGCACAGGGTCTTTACTTCAATTTCTTCAGCGATAATAAAGCTCTAGTGTTCAATTTGAATAAGTTAAAGGTAGATAAATGGCAATGGAGAACGATGCCTGAATCTACTGAATTTGGTAAAAAGAGATTTGTGTATAAGTATGTCACTTTTGTTGATTACGATAAGGGAAAATTGTTTTATATTTGAGGTATAATAAGTGTTTCTCATTAAGTTTTAGGTTAGTAACGGAGGGGAGCGATTCTATTAATTTAGGGTCGCTCTTTTTTTATAGGATATATTTTGTATATTTGGTATATATTAACTAAACTAATTGAGAGATGGTAAAAGAAAAGTCTAAGTACTACACGAATAAAGCTATCAGAAATAAGATAGATAGATTGTTAGAGTTGAATGCTCGGAATGTGTCTAACGAGAGTACAGGTAGTAAAAATGATTTAGGTAGTAAGGAAATTGTACAGGAAGCTTGGATGGAAATTCAGAATAAGATAAAGGAACTCGATCCGATGTTTTACGAAGTAATTAAATCAAGGTAGTTATGAGCAAGATAGAGGATAAAGTCTGTGAAAAGATATTAGAGCGAGCTAAGGTAGGTAAATCTAAATATGGCACTACGATGGAGAGAACCGATTTAAGTCGCTTAGAGTGGCTTATTCACGCACAGGAAGAAGCGATGGATTTAACTGTGTACCTAGAGAAGTTGATTGAAGAAGAGGAGTTCGTTCAGAATGTGACGAGGAAAGTTAAGAAGCGTAAAACCGATAGGAATTGGGATTACGGATGGAATCAATCAGATACCATTAATGATAAAGAGGGCAATTAGCCCTCTCTTTTTGTTTATATAGTTTTAATTTTAAAATAATTACAAATAAAATTGTACTGGCTTAAAGACTCTTTGTGCGTTTGGGAATTTTTATCACCACTATCAGTTAGTAACCTTAAATACATACTTTGAATAACATTATTCCAACCGTTTTCAGTACGCGATAAAATAGTAGAATTACCTCGACTAAGAACAAAAAACTCTTGGTTACTATAAATTTCTTTTGTAATTGTAAATGTGTTCATAATTTCTAGTTGTTTTTAGTTCCTTAAAAGGTTTAAGGATGCTAATTTATTAACTAATGTAATAACGATTTTAGCATCTTTAATTACTTTACCATCCAATTCTAATATCCATTTAGAAGATGCTCTGTTAAACCAAATATTGATGTCGTGGTTTTCGTTTTCTACATTTACAAATGTATCAGAGATTGAATTTTCGTTTTTAATGTGTTGAAGTAATTGTGTTGCGTTCATAATTTCTAGTTGTTTAGTTAATACCTTTCTTTGTTATGACAAATATAAGTAAACATTTGTTAACAACCTAATCTTAGGACAAAAAAAAGGATAAAATTAATTATCCCCTTTGCACTCTAGCTACCACAAGCTTCACAATCTTCATCTTCAATGCCGCAGGTTTCAGGTTGCTCTTGGTCTGTCAAATCATCTATCCAACTACCAAATACATCTTCTGCTACTTCTTCGGGTGTCTTTTTGGTTCTTTTATCCATTCTAACGGTATAGTTTTATCAGCCCATTTAATATTGTGCTTCTCACACCATTGGCTGTATGTGGTTAGAGAGCCTTTGAAAATCTTATTCTTATGTCGTTGAAAAACCATCCTAATATCTTTATCAGGATGTTGCTTGATAACTAATAGCATCTTTTTTCTGTCTGCTGAAGTAAACCGACCTTTTAGCTCACAAACAATTCCGTTTGGGAGTATAACATCGGGAGTATATTTGCGCTGTTCTGATACCTCGTAATAGAGATTGAGAGATTCGTACTCAAATGGTACATCTTGGTCATCCAATAGTGAACAGACTTCTCTCTCATAATTACTTCGGAATCTTATGGTGGGGGTTATTCTCATAATATGTTTTTCTATTGTGACATTTGTGGCAGAGTCCTTGAAGATTATCTAAATCATACTCAGCTCCACCTTTTTTAACAGGAGTGCGGTGATCCACAACTTCCGCTTCTTTTGCTATTCCCTTTTCCTCACAATGAACACATAACGGATTCTGTCTTAATACATATCCTCGTAGCTTGCGCCACTTAGTAGTTCGATAGAATGAAGTATCACCACCCCAAGATTGATTCTTCTTTAAGTAGTGAGGAGGTCTTTCTTTGGGTAACTTTGGCATATATCAACTGATATTTAATTCAAATCCTTCAGCTTCGGTGGACTCCAATAACTCATTGAGAGTTCTTCGTGATGCTGTAATATCCAACAAGGAATCCCTGTTGATTTTTCCAAACCTAGAGCCAACAAGAATACACCCTCTTGTGTCGGTGTTATAGTTTCCGTAATGAATAAGTATGTATCTTCGATTGGGAACATCCTGTAATATAATATGATTTTTATACTTCTCCGAACTTCTGTGCTTACATTTATAAACACCTTTAGGAATACAAGATATATTACGCATATTAGCTTTCCAAGGTAACTCTAAAGTGACACATTCAAAAATTTTCTCTAAGCCATCGAACAATGTAAGATGACCTAGAGTTTGATGACTATCATCTTCCAACCTTGTTAGGAAAGCTTTATACATCCTTTTTAAATATATTTTTCAGCTTTTTTTTATCACACTTAGAACATTTTTCGTTACTTAAAAAGCACAGAGGTAATACAGCAATAGCAGCTAGGCATAATACTTGCCAGGTTATACCACTAGAATCTATATTAGCGACTGAAGCTACAGCAAGTACACCTGATACTGTTCGTTTAGAAGACCATTTTCCTTTATTGTCTTTGAACATCTCAGGAATAATAGCTATAATGCTTTTTGCTATTATTTTAGGTATGATAGCCATCTTACTTTTCTTTTGGATCGCCATTATTTTTTATAAAGAAAGCAATAAGGTCATCTAAGTAACCAAATACTTTGTTATCTTTAATAGTAGGAGTTAACCTTACTATGATACGAGCTACTGCTAAAATTGCCAATAACAACTCAGCTCCGTTAGCTAATAAAAAATCTAAAACTTCTCTCATAATACTTGTTTGTTTAACTTAATTTATGTAAAGGTAATGAAAAAACAGGAGAAAAGGTAGTAAAATCCCATTTTTTCAAAACCTCTACAATTTCTTTTTTCTAATTTTTCTTATTTCTTGATACCACTTATACATACCGAATGTAACGGCTAATATTAGTGAGGTCATTTGTAACCATTGTTCTGCATCTGATATGCTTATGCTAATAGCTGCGACTTGGGCTATTGCTATTTCCGTTATGTCTTTGTTCATTTTCAAAATTAACTTTCTATTATAGAATAGGTTACATATATATCTAATTCTACATCCCCATTAAAACCTGAACCACCTGCGTAAACTTGTAACGCTCTATTATCGGTATTACCCTGAGATATTTCACCTGTAGAAATAGGGCAATTATAAGTTCTATCTCCAGTTTCATTATTCATAAAGTCTCTAAGATACCCTGTGTAATTACCTCCTGTTGTACTAGGACTACTCTGACCTATATATAGATTATTACTTGATGTCTCGGTTGATGTTCTGTCTGCGAAAATCATAATACCCGATACACATATCTTATATCCCGAACCTGGAGCTGCTATTAATTCTATGGATGTAGTTTCCAAAGCTTTGTATTGAGCTATAGTTATTCCAATCTTCTTTGTCCTTGTTAATCCATCTTTATCGAAGTAAGGAAAACCATCAAGGTTATATAATGTATTAGTAGTAGAAGTAGGGTGAACTGAATCAGGTTTTAACACTATTGGTTTTTCAGCCTTCAATGCCGTATCTGTAAATATAGCTACAATCTCTTCATCGCCACTACCTGCACTAGAACCATTCGCTCTAATCTGAACTGTTCCATTTCTAGCTCTATTTGATAAAGCTACTATATCAGGATTATGGATTGTTAATATAGCCCTATTAGTACCATCGTAGTCATCAGGGTATTGTATCACCGACACTCCCGAACCTCCATCTACATCAGAATCTAATACAATATCACCTCCACCTAATATATTTAAGTTCTTAGATGTTTTATCTATTTCTAAGAAATCTGCCCCACCAAAAGCACCACTATCGTTAAATTGGACTTGCTTACTACTACCTCCAGGAGAACCACCTGATGAATTTATTTGAGCAATTAAACTTCCTTTCGTTGGTATTAATCTACTAGATGTAGTATAAACATACGAAGGTGTAAAAGAGTTAATGTAAATAGTCGTATCACCTTTTGAAGCTGCCGTGTTAACAGTCACCTTTTCAATAAGCCTCTGAGCATTATTAGACACCATCATTAGCTCTGTGTCAGAGGTAATGTCTACCGTTAATGGCTTTACCGTTAATTGAGTAAGAGATGTGTTTAATGGACTTAAAATTTCGTTTAACACAGATATACTATCCTGTTCTGCGAAATTTTTAATATTCATATTCAATAACTCTTGTGTTATTATTGGTGATGTGTTATCATAACCTATATTCGTGTCTGGATATTCTGTAGTTATAACAGGAGTTACTATAGATGACATTATTGTACCTGAAAAAGACCATTGAGCTTTATTAGGATTATAAGACATTTTATTGAAAGCTAATATCTCAACTACAAACGAACCATCCTCATCTTCATACCATCTATTGAATCCTATTGAAGGATTCGTTGATAGACCATTGGAATAATTATTTGGAGGCTCTATTAAAGTCGCTTCAAGTTGGATTGCGTTCCTGTAATTAAAATATAGAATATCATCAGTAATAAGTTTATGTATCTTATGAGATGTTCCTGTACCATTTACTTGCCAAAGATTAGTTTGTATAAAGTTATATCCATCCCACACCCATAAAGCACGGTTACCTATAGTTATCGGTCCATCATTAAATATTATGTCTGCTATTACAAGGTTTTCAGTATTATTTGATGCGTCATCATCATCCGTTACATAAGAGTCAACTACTGATCCTGCAAAAATTTCACCATCTTTATATGGATAAACTTTAATAGATTCAAATTCAACATCAACATCATAACCATCCCATTTAGAATCATATCTTGAGCTAATAGTTCCATCATTTTCTTGAACAGCAAACCAATCACCACCTCCTAAAGCAGAATCCCAAGAGCCATAATAATCATTATATAAAAAAATACCTTGAGCCTCTGATACCGTACTTATGTTTGTGTCTATTTCCACATCAAATTCACTTGGACCAGCCACAGTACCATCAGAAGCACTAGTTTGAACCAACATCATATCAGATTTGAATACTATAGCATTATCTATATCTGTTTCTGAACCATTATTATCCCAGCTAGTGTAAATATTAGTAGGGAACTCACCTTGGTCAGGTGTTATATTAGCATTCAACCACGGTACTAAATACCTATCATTAGGTGCTACAGAATCACTTGATTCTACTTTTAACCAAAAAGGAAATATAATTCTCCCGAAAAAATTTTGAGTTGGAGTAACATTATTTTGTTTTGTTACTTTAATTTTCATTTTAATCCGAAGCTTAAAACTCACATCATCGCCATCCTCAAAATAACCTAACAAATTCGGTCCAGTAACATCTTGACCATAAGGTTGCCAATTAGCATTAGGCATTTGCCATACAGGGAAATAACCTAATTGATATATATTTCCATCATCACTTGGATTGAAATCTATCTTAACTGAACCTAGTTTATTTCCATATTTCTTTGTTCTATTATAGAGTCCAGGTTCTCCAAAATCACTTTTATTTGTTGCATAAGAAGGATATTCACCTATAGCACTATTAAGTTGTTCAGTAGTATTAGAGTCAAAAGTTCCATCTTTTTGATAGTTAAAGTAATCGTGAGTGCTTCCATCAGCTAATAACCAATATTGAATAAAGGTATATTTACCGTTTGAGAATACAAATCTACATTGAAAGATTTTACAAATTTGAACTAATACATCATAATATGTTTTAAATTTAACAACATTATTCAGGTCATCTAACTCAGTAAAAGCAGCCCTATTTATCGCAGTTAGATAAACAGGATCATCTGATGTAGACATATTAGTTTCATACCATCTCACTTTGGTCGATAAAACAACATCTGAATCTGATAATATAGAATTGTTATCTAATTTACCTATTATGTCAGATAAAATATCTGTAAATCGACTCCTTTCAGTAATAACATTACCATCATCATCTTTATAATCTATTTTTTTTAATAAATCAACACCATCTGTTGCTTGTATCTTAAAGTCAAATGGATAAAATGAATCTTTTATTGATACAAGTTTCTTGTTAACTTGACCTAACCAATAGAATGTGTAATTATCTCCATCTGGAGTAAAATCGTTTGCTGCGTTAAAAACACCATCCTTTAATATCTTAACATTAAACCTACCATCGTCAGACTCAGCAAGGTCGGTAGACAGAGCTTTCTTTATCGAATCATCTACATTCATTATAAATGAAACGGTGGAAGCCTTTATTAAATCATAGGTGTTAGCACCTCCATTGAAGTTAACGGAAAATCCATCACCTCTTAGAGTAAATTCAGTAGATGAACCACTAAATTCATTGTCGTGGATTTCTACCTTATAAAGTTCTTTTCGTATATTACGAAATTCTGCGTGAAATCTTATTGCCATTTTTTTATTTTAATTTCCCTCTAATGCTTGACCGACAAATCCACCAACTGCGTGAGCGTGTTTATGATTTGAAGTTGATAAAGTTTCCCCACCTGTTTCGGCTGCAATTTTATTTCCTTTAATAGTAGCTATCTGAATGCCTTCTGAGTCTAACGAACCATAAACCTGTACTCTAATATTTTGAGAACCCATCATTCCTTGTAATTTATCTAATGGAGCAATTACTTCGGGATTGCTTCTTGCACCTGAATATTCACCCATTAACCCTAATGTTGGACCAGATACAATACCACCATTGGCAAATGCAGGGATCGGTTGAGCAGCAATAGCAGCAATCTGAATAGCACCTGCAATACCAATTGCAATAGCAAGAGGTGGTACGGCAACATTAGCTGCGACCTGAGATGCTACCTGTACGATTGCGCTAAACATAGCTTGTGCTTTATCTAGCTTGGCTTGTTTTTTCTTTATTTTATTAGATTTCTTGAACGAATCCTCTTCTAATTTTCTTAAAAGCTCTGCTTGCTTTTTAGATGTTGCTGATTGGTAGGCAGCAGACTCTTCCATTAAAGATTTCTTTCTATCAAAAAGTTCTTGGTCTTTAGCAATTTGTAAATCGAACTGCGTATTTAGTACTTCATTTATTCCTGAGAATGCTGCCTCTACTCCCATTGCTATGTTCTCAAAAGTAGTTTTACCATTCTTTTGCATAGTACCAAATATTTCACCAACCGTTCCTTGAACTGAGGTAAAAGCATCCTTTACTTTATCACTAAATGATTTAGTAACTTCATTTAGTGGACCAATAAACGGTGGTGGGGCTAAAACTCCTAAGCCCAAAGTTGGGGCTAGGGTTGGTGTTCCAGTTGGGGTTGGGAGTGGGGTTTTTGCTTTAGCTGCCGTTGAACCTATTTCATCTAATTTTTTTAGGTAGTCAGCTACAGCTTGTGCAGCAGTATCAAATTGATTTGTATCTTTACTTAATTCATCTCTTAAATCTTCTAAATTCTCTCTTGTGTTTTTAGTGATTTTATCGTTAGCCCCAAGAGTACCAATCCAAACCGTTGTATTTTTATTTACAGCAATATATTCACCTGTTATATTGCTTATAGTTTTCTCTAATTTCGTTTGTGTAGAAAGATTACCACTCAGCTCAAATCCAACAGTTTTATAAATCTTTCTCAAAGCTTCTAAAGCCTCGTTTTCCTTAGCATTTAACTCACGACCCTTTTTAGACTTCTCGTTCATCAACTCTTGCAACTTCTCAGATTCAGCTTGAAGTTGTAGTTTTTTTAAGAACGAAGTATTAGATTCATCTATAGCATTTTTTATATCTTCATTAGCAATCTTTTCAGCTTCCATATTTTTAAGGAAGTCAGGATATTCAGTTTGTAACTCTTTTATAAGTTCAATCCTTTTTTCCGACCCCTCATTGGCAGACATCGCTCTTTCGGCTAGATTACTTAATGCTGTTTGTTCTTCTATAAGATTATCAGTAACGCTACTACTCTTCAAAGCTAAAAGCGCAAACGCACCACCCAATAATCCTATACCAATAGTAACAGGATTAAGTAGAGCTATTAAAGCTCCAACACCTATTAATACTGGACCAAGTACAGCCATTATTCCACCTACTGTAATTATAAGCTTTTTAGTAGTATCATCAAGATTAGCGAATCCTGAAGCAAATGAAGTTATACGACCAATTATAGGTACAACAATCTCAGCAAGTAAAGCTCCTAATTCTAATTTAAGACCTTCTATAGCAGATTGCATTTTCTTAACTTTAGCGAAGGTGGTTTCACCCATCGCTTTAGCCATCTCATCAAGTCTATCAGTATTCTTAGCATAACTCTTTGCTAACTCATCTACTTTCTTCTTATTTTTTGATAAAATTAATAGTTGAGCAGCAGCAGTTTTACCTGCCATTGTGGATGCATCAATAATATCCATCTCACCTTTAGCAATTCGATCTAAGGTTTCGCTAAACGGAATACCTTTTCGTGCTAATTCTATGAATATCTTACGGAGTCCTGTACCTGCTTTAGAAGCTTTGATACCATTATCCATAAGAACACCCATCATACCTGCTAACTGATTAAAGTCAACACCAACAGAGTTAGCAGCCGTACCGGCGTGACCGAAAGCTGTACTAAAAGTACTAAGTTGAATAGATGAATTAGCCGATGCTGATGCTAAAGTGTTAGCCACGGAAGCTGCGTGTTCGGCAGATAATCCGAAAGCGTTTATTGAAGATGCTACGGTGTTTGCTGCAAGAGATAAATCTTCTCCTGTTGCTAAAGCTAATTTTAGTACGGAAGATTCCATACTCATAATTTGCTTTGGATTAAATCCTTTTCTACCAAAAACTAACTGTAAGTCAGCTACTTGTTGTGCTGTAAATTGGGTGGTAGCACCTAATCTTTTAGCTTCGGCAGTAAGCATTTTAAACTCTTCAGCCGTAGCTCCAGTTATAGTTTTAACTTTCATCATACCATTCTCAAAATTAGAGAATGTATCGAAAGCTGATTTACCTAAAGCTACAAGAGGCGCAGTAATCCCAAACGACATCATCGAACCTAATCGAGCAGAAGTTTTAGCAAATTTAGTAAGTGATTTGTTTGCTTTACCTAACCCAGATTCTAAGCCTTTTATATTGGCTGCGACAATTATCGAGATGGTTTTTATTGAACCCATTATTTCTGCATTTTTTTAAGTATTTCCTTATGTCGAGCAACATCTGCCTTTATTTGTTCAGGCGATGCAATAATCTTATTAGGTATGTTTTCATTATCCCAAGGAAGAGGTAAGAATTGTTTAGGTTTAAGAGGTCTTTTAAGGTTTGGTGATGCTATTATATGAGCCAACACCCTAGTTCGCTCCCAAGACTCTCTTATATTAGCTTGAGCTTGATTATTATAACCTTTTAGAGTGTTGTTAAAGGAACGAGGGGTTAGTTCATATAATTGCTCATACGCTAACCCCAACATTCCTAATCCAATTTCCTCGAGTTTATCCCAATCAATTTCTCCTGAGTCCTCATCGATTTCCTCTCCCTTGACTACTTTCCCTCGGCTTGGGGTTGATCCAATTGGAAAGCTTCAAAGATTTCATTTAACTTGCCGAAATCTTCATTATCTAACCAATCTTCAATATCAGCGATTTTGTAATTAAACTTTTCACCGTTTTTCTTCGCACCGTACTTTAAACCATAATATGCAATTATGCCTATATGTTCTAATTCAGTACCAAGTTTATTTAACTCATTTAATTTAAGACCACAATCCATACAGATGTGTTTTAATCCTAAATAAGAAAACCTAATAGGTCGTAATTGACCACCTAACTCTACCTTTTTCATATTTTCTACCTTTTATTAATAATTACTACGATACTTCTAATTCAGCCGTTCCTGTTAAAGAAATAGACCAAGATGTGTTTTCCTCTACACCTGCATCCATAGATACACTTGTAATTAAGGCATCGCCTGTGTATGTAACTGGTGCTGGTGTTGCTGAATCAGCATCGTCTAATACGAAAGTAACTACTACTTCACCTCCAGCAATTAACGCTGCTATGTTAGTATCAGAATCCCCTTGGGTAATATCCACAAAAGAATCACCACTCATTTCCCAAGACATTAGTCCTGCTAAACTTTCAGACCAACCTGCTGATGATTTAGTTGTTGAATCTCTTAAATCTCTACTTATAGATAGAGAAGCAGAAGTACAATGTGCCAATGCTGTTCCAGCTATGGAAAGTACGACTCCTGTTGCATTTTGAATTGCCATTTTATTTTAGTTTTTAATTATTAAACAGTTGAAAATTATCTCTTTGTAGAATTTTTCAGCAGACTTAAAGTAATTATCGTCTAATGTTTCAAAACGAAATTTAGCTGTATAATCTACTGAATCCTCAGTATAAGTTACTGAGTATAAATCTAAAGCTTCTACAACGGCTTTAGCTTGGTTATATGTTGTGTTGTAATCGTCAGCGAAAGCAATAATTCGGATCGATACATCACAAGAATTTAAAGAATTTCCTTTTGACAAGAAATTACTAACATTCATTATTTCGAAGGTTGTACAAGGATAATTCGCTCCTTGAGGTATAATAACAGGAAACACCTTATTTTTAATTTCCTTTACAGAAACATTTTTAAATAACGCTCTATTATCAGCTCCACCACCACGAACACTTACACTCGTAGATGTGCTTGTGGCAGTAAATATAAGCAACTCAACACCTGCTGTAGCTGTTTGAGAAGTTGATGTTTCAGGAGTGGTATTCACAGCCATTTTTGATGTATCACCACCTGCAACTCTTTCAATCGATAATAGGTATTTGCTGCCAATTTTAGTACTGAAAGCAGAGGCAATTTGAAGTTGCTCATTACTTACTGAACTAGATGTTATGTCAGCGTAATCAGAAATGCCATCAGAAGTATTAGTTGCTCCTGTAGCTAAATCCCAACCTGCAATGCTCCCTGCTTCAAAAGTACCATTAACAATTAATTCAACATCCAGACCATCATTAGAAGTAATGAAGTCAGTTGATGAACCTAATTTGTCAAATATTTTCTTACCTATTACAGCGAACATATTATAAACCTGCGTTTTTAAGCATTTTTCCCAACAAACGATCCAAAGCCTTTTCTACAGATACATAAATTTGAGATTCCATTTTTTTGGCTGTCTCTTCAAATATATCCTTAGTCGGCTCTTGCCTAGCGTTACCTTTAATTTGCATAGCAGGTAAATTCAAACTAGGCTTACCCTTAACAGTAATAGGTGTAGTTTTCTTTAATAGTGGTCCAACAAACAAACCTGGTTGTCGTGACCTCCTAGATGTGTATACACCAATTGTTTGCCAAGTTCTTGTTCTGTTAGGTTTTCCAACCGTAGCGTTGAACTCCTTCTTGTAAGCTTTTTGCATCCCTTTAGCGAGTTTTTCACCTGAAGGTCTGAGAGCTTTGTTAATATTTGACCTAGAGTTTTTTGCCGACATTCCAAGTTTTTTAAAACTTCTTTGAATATCCTGAATAGCCTCAATAGATATTCTAAATCTCTTGTCATTTTTAGACTGGGTTTTCATCATCTAAATCTTGTTTAACAAACACTTCAATGAACTCTTTTCGTGGGTCTAATACCCATCCTAGAATATCATAGTTTTCACCATACGAATCCTGTAATCTCCAATTAGACTTGATAGCCTTAGTATCGGAACTATATCGGATCGTAAATACAAACCTTGAATACGATTGAAGCTCGTTACCTTCAAACTTCTCCTTTACATCTCTAAGAGTCTTTACATTTTTGTTAGCCCAAACGGTAACAACATCTGTATAAGTCTCTGTAATCCCCCCGAAAGAGTCTTGAGTAAAGTTAGGTTCTTGTAACTTGATTCTCTCGTTGAAATCCCCTGCCTTTATTTTGCTTATGAAAGCCATCTAGTGATAACATTTATAAGGTTGCAATAAGATTTCTGATGCCATTGGGAATCTACGCTTTCTGTCCTCTCTGAAATAATACATATCAGACACAATCAATTTGATTGCTTGCTTTACAGCATTCGGAACATCGGAAGCTGCTGAACCCATTCCTGTCTTAAACTTGAACCAATATGTGTTAGAAGCGTTAGCCTCTAATGTTGGACTGCTAAAATCGGAATTAGTATAAACTATAGATGGATTTGAATAAGTATCTACATATACATCAGTAGATATTTGAGTAGCCCCATCTGCATCTTTATAACTCAAAGGAGCTGTAGCATCTAATGTGCAATCAGGAAACAATAAAGTCGCTTGATTACGGACATCATTAAAATAGAGTTCGTATTCGTGTTCAATGAAATTACGATTGCAATAGTTTTCAGCCATTTCAGTCGCTGCCTCAATATAAGCACTTAACAGCGGCTCTTCATCCGAAGTGTCTATACGCAATTGTGATTTAATTTCAGGTACAGAAACTACCAATGTGGCAGGATCAGTAACCAATTTTAAATCTCCTTGAATATGGATGTTTGGATTAAGATACATATAGTTAAATAGATATATAAAGAAGAGAGGTTT